GTTTAATTGGTGGATTGGTGTTGTAGAGGATCGCATGGATCCTGAAAAGATGGGTCGATGCAGGGTACGTATTTACGGTTATCATACCGATAGTAAGATAATTCTACCAACTAAAGATCTACCCTGGGCAACACCTATACAGCCAATTACCTCAGCTGCAATTTCTGGTATTGGTTCATCCCCACTAGGTCCTGTTGAAGGTACCTGGGTTATTGGGTTCTTCCTCGACGGTGAAGATATGCAGCAACCTGCTATCTTTGGAACCATTGCAACTAAAGCGGCTAAGAAAGCGTTTTCTGTACAAGAAGAAACACCATCTGTAACTAATCCTAACGACGGAGTTCTTAAAGATAGCTCTGGTAATCCAGTAGTAGACGGCCAAGGTGAACCAGTTCGCGCAGGTACCCCTTCTGTGGAAGGATGGGAGTTAGGTCAGACATCTGAAAAGTATGAATCAGGTGGCAAGGGGGCGGGTACCATTAATGCATACAGTGGTGCTGCCGGGGGTGACCTTGGAGGGGCATCTTATGGAACATATCAGTTAGCCTCTTTCCTTCCTGCTATAATGACTACCGGTAAAGCAAGACCTTCGGCTAAAAATTCACCTGTAATTCAGTTTTTAAATACTTCTAAGTTCAAAGATAAATTTGCAGGGTTAGAGCCCGCCACAGCCGCCTTTGATGCTAAGTGGACAGAGATTGCAAGCACTTTCAAAGAAGCGTTTAAAAAAGAACAACACGATTATATTCAGAAAAAGTATTATGACGTTGCTATAGCTAACCTACAACGTCAGGGCTTAGATATGATAAAATACGGTCCTGCTGTGCAAGATTTAATCTGGTCAGGTGCCGTACAATTTGGTCCTGCTAATACTAGAGCATTTACTGAAACATTAAGAGGTAAAAGTACTTTAACAGATAAAGATATTGTTACCTTAGTCAGTGAATGGAAAATTAACAATGTAGATACGTTATTTAAATCCAGCTCAGACTCTATTAGAGCTGGGGTTAAATCACGCTACCAATCCGAGAAACAAGCCTTACTGAGTTTAATTAAATAATGGATCCACTAATTACAAAACAAATTCAAGGGGTACTTGAGAACAATATCTTTAACAAGATTATTGCTCTTAACCTTAACATTCCTAGCCCTGTTCTAAGAGCTATAATATCAAGAGTGGCCGAGGTTGGGGCTGTTGATATTGTTAAGCAAGTTACCTTGAGCTCAAACAAACAACTTACTGATATACCTAAAAATATTATTGGGTCAGTTAACCCTGTTAACATTACTAACAGTAATAACAGTCCAGCTCAAATTAGTAATAACATTGATGGTATTATTCAACAGCAATTACTACTACAAACAACGGATAAGATTGTATCTAAACTACAGTCTCAATTAAGACTCTCATTACCTACTGATAAATTAGGTATTATTAATTTTGATAATTTAGCTGCAAGCCTGATACAAGGTATTACACCGACTGTTGGTAAAACAATCTCTACTGCTGTTAATAGCTTTACTGATTCTATTTTCAATAAAGGTCAATTACCTAAAATAACTTCTAACAGTATTGAGTCATTTTACAGCTCGTTATCCCCTGAAGAGGCATTAGCTAAAACAGATGAGGTATTTGTATCTAGTGCTGCTAATAGTGCACTAACAGAAGCCAAAAGTTTTGATATTAATTCAACAACGAATGCTGAGAAGCTAGAAGTATTAGATAAAGGCTTTACAGACCCTAATGCAAATTACCCTACAAAAGAATATGCTGGGATTTCTGAGACTAATAAACTTGCACAGGGTGATGTTAGAGGTACGGTAGTTCAAGAAAAAAATAATAACCGAATGTTAGGAGCCAAGTTACCGGGTGGTGAAGCTTGGGATGAACCTGAATCAGCTTTCCGGGGAGCATATCCTTACAATAAAGTAACCCAGACTGAATCCGGTCATATTATCGAGATGGATGATACACCTGGCTCCGAACGAATTCACATATATCATAAGTCTGGTACCTATGTAGAAATTGATGCAAATGGATCCATGGTAAAGAGAACGAAAGGTTCCTCATATGAAATTATTGATCGAAATGGAAAAATATCTATCGCAGGCCGCGCAGACATTTCTGTTAACGGTGCTTGTAATATCTTTGTTGGTAATGATGCAAACATCGAAGTCGAAGGCGATGTAAACCTAACGTGTCATAATGATATTACTGCTATGGCAGGAGGTACTTTGAACCTTTCTGCAACAGAAGAAGTTAACATTACAAGTAGCAATGTTAATATACAGGCTTACAACCAAATGAATTTAAGTTCTAATGTTCAACTTAATCTTCATTCTACTTACAGTGTAAATATGTCTGCAAATGCAAACGTACATATCGATTCTGTAGATGTATTTCAAAATGCTACTACTAACTATAACCAGGCAGATAATATTCATATTAAATCTAACGAAGGTATCTTTGTAGAGTCTGATACTGATATTAATATAAACGCTGGCGGTGGGTTAAATAACCAGGCAGGTGGTGCAATTAGTAATCAAGCCGGTGGTGAATTTAGTGCCGATGGTAGCGCTGTACATTTAAATTCTGGTAACTCAGTAGATGCAGAAGTCGCTGAACCTAGTGAAGCAGCCGTATTAGCAGGTATTTCAAATATCGGTATTATGTCTGGTCGTAAAGATATTTCTAGTAACGATAAAGATGATCCTTTAGTGCTTTCCCTTGCTGATAGTAGATCCATTGAATTAGAAGAAGAGACTCAAACTTCTGATGATTTCAATACCCAAAAGAATTTAATTATAAGTGAGGGTTTTGCTAATGCAGCAGACTTAAATGAAACCCCGATAGCTACAGATAGTGCATCAGTACAATCTGAGCAAGGTAATTTTGTTGAACCAGATCCTAAGTTGAAGTCCGTAACTCAACTACCAGGTAATTATAATTTATCACCTAACTTTACTGTTGAGATGTTATCAAGTAAAGCTGCAGTTTCAAGAGACCCAATTCGTGGTCATACAGGTGCAACGTACGGAGAAATTGTTTTTAATCTTCAAGCAGTTGCTCTTAACATCTTAGAACCTGTTAAGAAGATTTATCCTAATATGTTTGTTACTTCTGCATTTAGAGACCCCGGTAATAGTTCTAATGCTAAGACCTCCCAACACCCATTAGGGCAAGGGGTTGATATTCAGTTCAAAGGTATTACTAAAAAAGAATATTACGATATTGCAGTTAAATTAGCCAAGGTACTTAAGTACGATCAGTTAATTTTAGAGTACTGTAACTATACAAACAACCCTTGGATACATGTATCTTATTCTGTTAAGAATAGAAGTCAGGTACTAACATTCTTCAACCATAAAACTCACTCTCAGGGTCTGACTCAGCTAGCATAATGGCAATAACCCTTTCAAGTTCTGGAGGAATTTCTGACCCGTATGTTGGATTAGACGGTGTTACAGAGGAATATACATTTCCTAATGGCGCTCTTGAGGGTGTTATCTATACAGATACTATAACTGTTACGCCGACTCCTTATGCATCAATAGTCAGCTCTTCTGTAACCTCGAGTACTTCATCAACAATTAATACCGCTCAAAGCAGTGTTTCGGGTAATAGTACTTTAAATATTACATACGAAGCATTTAACGCTCCCACTAACACATTTGGTGGTATAAGTATCTCTGCATCCCCTACCCTCATAACTTTTACAGGTACAATGGATGGTATTTTTAGTGATAAGTATATGAAATATATAGATCACAATAACAGTAATATAAGTGTTACTGTTACGAGTTTTGGAGATGTACCATCTCAAAATGCAGAAATATATTTGTATAAACCATCATTTATGAAGTATGTATTTACAACATATAAAATTACAGTGGTTTACTTAGATGAATTTTTAGTACCAGTTACTGTCGAATATACAGTTTTAAAAAGATTATTAAATGATTGGACAGCAGGTAAAAACGCATTAAAAGCAAAGGTAGCAGCACAATATGCCGGCGGTAACTAGAGTAGGAGATCTGTCAACAGGGCACGAAGGCTATCCCCCTTCTGCAGTTACTATTCCAAATAACAGCACAGTTTATGCTAACGGAATTTTAGTTGCTGTACAAGGCGGTAGTTTTGCTACTCACGTTAAACCCAAAAGTCCTCCACACGTTGAAGGCGCCGATCGAGTTATAACAGGAGGAAGCAGTACAGTATTTGTTGAGAGTAAGCCTGTTACTAGAATTGGGGACGATATAGCAGATGGAGATGCAAGCGCACAAGGTTCTCCAAATGTCTTTGCGGGATAAGGTATAAATATAAACATGGCTACACGAAATACCAGACAATATTCAGATTTTAATCTTCTTTTTTCATCTCATCCTGTAACTGGGGATGTAGCGAGAAAGAATGATGAAGAAGCTGTTAAGCAATCTCTTAGAAACTTAATTTCTACGAGACATTATGAGCGTCCTTTTCATCCTGAAATTGGCTGTCAGATACATGGTCTTTTATTTGAGAACTTTAACCCCGTGACTGCACAGGTTATGAAGAAGACCATTTTTGATACAATTAATAAGTTTGAGACAAGAGTAACGGTACTGGAAGTTAAAATAAGAGCGAAAGCAGATAATAATGAAATTGTTTGCGACATAATTTTTAGACTTAACAACTCTGATAGACCCATTACTTTAACAACACTAATAACAAGAGTAAGATAATGTCTAACTTAAGAATCTCAGAACTTGATT